CAGGGTCAATAGCCCGAACGGTGATTGCCATATCAGCGAAACCAACAACACCAAGAGCAGCGTTAAGGCGAGCGAACTGGCGCATGGCGAGCAGAACACATGCTTGGTTTACATCATCAGGGATAGCGTTCCAACCCCATATTGCTGTGACCTGCACTGTAGGAAAAGAAGGTGTTACGAACAGTGGGAATGTTGCGCCGCCAACCATACGAGCGTTCAAATATGGGCGTGATTGCAAGACCGCATCTGTTGGCTCAAGAATATAATCTACGCCTTGTGTCAGCGTGGTGGCATAAGTACCATCAGCAGTTGAATCAATTTTAATTGTTATTGAAGTAGAAGAAATATCAGCAGGAAAGAACAGCAAATATTCGTTGTATGGGTACATCGTGATTGCTGTTTGATTCGTCTTGTAAAAGAACCTGCCTGTATAGCCATCAATGCGGCGTGACGCAGATTCAATAGCGTTCTCCAACAGTGTGTCATCCACATTGTCTGTCAGCCGCAAGGCAGCCTTCACTTCTGCCAGCGTGCAATATCCGTTCGTTATAGCCACAGTTATCCCTTACGCTTTTTCGCTGCCTTCACAACAGCACGCTCAACAACTGGTTCAAATGCGGCTGTCTCAATTTCTGGTTCAGTCATATATTTGTGATCAAAACCAACTTCACGCAACGCAGCATCAACCGCTTTCACACGATCCTTCAACCCTCTGCGTTCGTAACCTGCACGCTCAATGAGCAATGATTCAATATAGTTTTTCATGTTGTCTCCGTAAATGGAAAAGGGTTGCTGACACCCCGAAGGATATCAGCAACCCTAGTCGCATTTTTTCTAATTAGAAATTAGAAGGTTGGTGTTACTACCTAAAACGAAGGAGTAACCAATCCAGTGCCTCCGATAAGGGAGAAAGCATTTGGGTAACGATTTGCCGTGAACGCACTGTAGCCATAAACAATCATGGTCACATCAAGTTCAGAAGCCTTTGGTTGCTCAAAGCGCAACATCATTGGCTCACCCGAACCCTGTTCAAACAAGTGTGCTTCCTGAGTGTTGCCCAAGATGATCACATCTTCGTTTGCACCAGCACCGTTTGTCGTGATGACATTGGCATCCGTGATAACTGGCAGACCCATAATGGTGTAACCACTATTGCCGTACACAGGTGCGCCATTGCCCGAAGCAATCGCAGGCTGACCGTTGAAGTTAGGCACTGGCACAGCCAATGGTCGCTTCTGATCATCAAGTGCAGCCAAGATAAATGCCAAACGGCGTGGGTGCATCAAGATAAAGTTCGGCCCTGCAAAGAAGTTGGTTTGAATACGCTGAATAGCGTCAGCCAACTTTGGATACAACTCTGCAACGGTTGGTGATGCATCGGTGTAGGTGACAACTTGTGTGATTGTGTTCGTCAGCGAAGTTGCTGAGGTAGTAACAAACAACGAATCCAAGTTTGTGTGGTAAGCAGCAACAAGATCAGCCATTACTAGCGAATCAATGTTTGTGCCACGCTCAATCGCTTGGCGTGAAACATTCTGCTGACCAGCAACAGTGACAACCGAAACATCAAGTTTCGTATCATCCATGTTGGTTTCCGAAACTGCTGCACCTTCAGATTGAACTGCAGTGCTTGAACCAGTCGTTACCTTGCTGATGCTGATAACCAAACCAGAATCAGGAAGTTGATGCTTGCGAGCCACTTCCAAGAATGGACGACCTGCACGAGCGAACGGTGCAGCCAATTCTGTGAGGAACTGTGGAACAACCAAACCAGCGAAGTTTGCACTGGTTACATCACGGCGTTCTACTTTTTCTTCGTTCATGTGGCGTGCAAGACGCTCTTTGGCTGCGAAGTCGTTGTTGAACTGTGCGGAGTATGCGTCAGCGATAAACGAAGTTTCAGCCTTCGGGCTGTAAGTGCGTGCCTCTGACTTAACTACTGATGGTGCAACTGCTGCATCAAACTTCTTTTCTTTGCGAAGTTCTGCTGCATCAGCCGAACGCTTTTCAAGTTCGGTGTGATTTTTGATTTGCTCATCCAATGAACGAACTTCATCAAGCGATGCAGCAATTTCTGCATCCTGCTCTGGTGAAAGTTCACGGGCTTCTGCCTGTGCTGCTTCAACAATGGCTTCTGCCTTTGCTAATGAAGCATCACGCTTTTCAATAAGTGTTTTGGAAAATGACATTATGACCTCCTGTGGTCACTAGTTGTTTATGTTTCTTTCTCAGTGTCAGGAGATCAGTGACCCGTTCTAGGGTCGGCTGTCTAACGGCTGCGAAGTTTCTGCAATGCAACCTGATTTTTTCTCAGGCTCAAAGTAGAAACTGATGCCACAGTAACAGGAATATTTTGGCTGCGCAACTCTGCCATCGTTTCCTCATAGGCAGGGAAGGTAACAACGCTCACATCAAACAACTGCACTTCACGCAATTCACGAACTGTTCTGTCAGAGTTGAAAGAATCTTTGATTGTGCGGAAAGCGAAACTCATTTGTGATATGTCTCCACGCTTCATGGCGGAAAGGATACGAGCCGAATCAGGGTTCATTGGATCAAGATCAGCCTCTACCCGTAGTCCACGCTCATCTTCTTCCAAAGCCAATGTGCCACTCTTGGAACGAGCAAGAGGTACGCCTTCATGGTTGATAAGTAGGCGAACATCTGCACCATCGTTCAAAGTTTTGCTGAACGCACCACGCTTCACATATTCAATAAACGGCATTGGTTCTGATGGGGAATCAAACAACGCTGCGTAACCAACCAAAGTGTTTCCGTTGCCTTCAGCACGAACTTCAAGATTGCTGTACGCAATAGTGCGCTTCTCGTCTAATGGTTTTGCTATCCAGTTGCATAGTTCGCTCATAGTGACTCCACTGTATATGTTTTTATTTGTCTTTGTTATCGGAAGAATACTTAGGGTGTTCAGACTTTAATAGATCGTTGTCTTGAACATAGTTTTCGTTTTGAGGTGAACCAGTCCTGCAAAGGTAAAGGAACGCATTTACTCTAGCCATAGCCCATTGCGCCCTAGTCATATTGGGTCTGTGAGATGTAGAAAACGCACCTGCGCCACGCCGATACACAGCCTTCAACGCACCCATCGTTGTCTTAGTCCAATCAGGGCGACCATCATCATTCATCTTTTCGTTGTGTTCGGTCAGTTTGTTTTGTAACGCTTTTTCTGTTGCTTCTCCAACTTGGATATCACCAGTTTTGTCTGCTGCTGAACCTGAAGGGTTTTCATCGCTTCCTTTGATTTGATCTTTAATTGGTGCAGGGGCTCGTTCCTCATCACCTTCTAGTTGCGCCACGATTCTTTCTGCGTATTCTTGCGCCCTGCGTGCAGATGATTTACTTGATCCGCCACCCCAAAGCAACATTGCTACTAGCCCTGCAGTGATTTCGTCACCCTGCACAGCGTCAAGATCGCCAATGTGGCGTGCAATCCATGCGCCAATCTTGCGCCACTTGGCTTCACTGATTTGACCTTCAGCCATCTTGCGTGCATCTTCTACAGTTTGTGGAACTAGTCCATCACCTGATAAACCCTGTTCGTGTAACGCTAAACCACGCTTTGCTGAGGCACGCATAAACGCTGGCGCAGACAAATCAACAGCCCGATACTCCGCATCTTCAACCATTTCCTCTGGTTCATCTTCCAACTCATCTTCCATTTCTTCATCAGATTCATATGATGCTTTCGCTTGCATCAAAATCATGATTGCCGAATCAATAAACGCAACTAGTTCATCGTTCCTTTTGTTCATCTTTCGCTGACCAACTTCACCTGCTGGTTCCATGCCTTCAGCCAACGACTGTGCCACCATGCGATCAATGGCATCCTGTTTAGTGTCATAGCAGGCAAGCGTGGTTGCTGATCCGTCTGATTCAATCTTTACTGCAGCCCAATTAGCGCAATCGGATTGGTTTTCTGATATTCCGTAAGGCATAAATCAATCCACATCTGGTGTTAGCAAACGAACATTAGTTGTGCCTGTGTTGGTAATGCCGTAAAGAGTTTCACCAAATGGAACTTGAATCGTTATCGTTTGGTTATTTGGCAGATGCAAACCACTTGTTGTCGTAACTGCACTATCACCAAGATATGTGCTTCCACTTGTTGAGTGCAAATAGCAGGTACGAGGCAAGTTATCTGCTGCAACAATTAATGTTGGTGAAGTAGTTACTGTGACCGATACGGATTTCATGGCTTACCTTTCAGGTGGGATTGCATCAGTACCCAATGTTGGCAAGTCTCCACCCACAACACCAGCAATAGGTGCGCCAGCAATACCCATAACAAACTGATCTCCGCCTTCATACGGTTCACGATTCTCAATCTGGCGAGCCTCATTCGGTGTGAGCGTTCCAGACATAATCTGTGCTTGCTGCGCACGAACTCTTGTACCAAGATCAGCACGCAAAAACTCTTCTGGATTAAATCGTACCGATTCACCATAAGGCAACATTTCGCTGAAAGCAGATTCCAAACGGCGAACCCAACCAAGCAGCGTGTACTTAAAGAACGCCGAACCCAACGCTTCAATGTTTTGATAGGTCTGCGAATCTCCACCAGTACCAATGATCAAGTGCAATGGGATGCGATAAACACGAGCAATATCACGGATGATTGATTCTTTGTGTTCCAACATTTGCATATCGGCTGCACTGGTTGTGATGCTGCGCCACTTCAAACCACCTTGCAAGACTGCAGGCTTCCTGTGTTTGTAATGTGATTCCATCCAGTTATCACGGATCTGGCGTGCCTGCTCAATCGTCAATGATGAATCTGTTTCCAACACTGATGATGGTGTTGCGCCTTCACCATAGAACTGTGCA